ATAAAATTAAATAGTTCCCTATAGGTGGTTATTGTCAAAGATCCAATTACTTCAAGACTATCATTGATAATTGGCAAAACGAAAGGAAGATTCTTTGTATACGTACTTACCAAGTCATCACCTGGGCCAAGTTCACATATTGGTCGATATGCTTGATGAACCAAAATCCATTTCTTTGAGTCTATTGCTCCACCATCAGCTACCCGTTTACCAGGGTAATCCCAATATGGAAATAAGGGGTCAGCATACTTCCTATATTTTCTTGCCAGAGCTTTTTTCCATCTCTCAAAATACTGATTCTCAATATCTTTCAACGTCACAAGTTTAATGTTAGTTTTCATGGCTGCATCGATGCATCCTTGCTGAAACCCCACCTTTGACACGATATAACCAAGGTTAGCACCATAGTCATTCAATACTGTTCGGAAAGAATGAATTACCTCTTGATCAATTGGCCTATTCCAAAACTTACATTCAACTAGTATTACAGGTTTATACTCACTTTCAACATCTTGGGCAAACACATCAATTTCTTTTTTGCCCCGTACAAGCTCAACTACTTTTGAAACTTCAGCGTTAAATCCACATTCACTGAACAATTGCCCTACAAATTTTTGGAGTTCTTTCCAGTCTTTCGGTTCTCGATCAAATATCATAACAACCCCTACGTCAAATATTGTCTCCTATCACATCATCCGATACAGCTGAAGTTAATATTCATTGAAACACTGCCTTCGTTTTTCACAGCATTAGCATTTCATTATCTGTCCCTACTGAATATTTAAACAATTTACTACCCATACTCTACAGTATCTAAACAACCTCATCTACTAAATATCTCCGGGAAAATAAGTTCTTGATTAGAAATCTGGGTGAATAATTTTATATCCTTACAATATTTTTACCATCTTCGCACACAATGACGTACTGTGGTACAGGGGATCATCTTTTTTGCAATTCTAAAGGGAGGCGTTCTTGCTGGTAGATAAGAAGTGCATACCCGGCATGAATAGGCTCCATCTAAACGCAATGAAAATCGAGATTTATGGGACTCGTTGTAGCGGATAAAAGGTTAGATATTTCAGGGATGATTGCAGGGAGTATCCACCTTAAACTTTGCGACACGATCTGTACTGAAGCTACTTGCTAGGAAGTTCTTGCACTATAACAAGTCATTTTCAGATGATGGTATTTATCACACTCTCTAATTGTATTTCGTAAAAATTTGGCTGCTTTATGTATCTCCGATGGATTGTGAGGATGTGTGGCCTTATGTGATAAGATGTTACAAACAGAAAGGAGTAAATCAAGTTTTTGTTTCTTACTATTTGACAAATCACTAATCTCACACTTGAACAAGGCTTTAGCGATGTCCCCAGTATGAGTTGCAGTAGCATAGTCTAGGTTTACATTGAATTTGACATACTCCTCCAAAACTCTTCTCATCGTATTTGGCATGTGAAGTGATTCTTGGGGAGGAATTTCTTCAACTTTCTTGTTGCAGAAAGCGTCCACCTCGCAATACATTTGCATATATGGACTTAGTAGCTTGGATCCTTCAATTTCATTAATCCTGCTTACTTGAGATTCCTTTTTAATCTCAAAAAATGCATAGGTATCTCTATCATTCCGACCATATGTCATGGCACAAAAATCATCCCAAGAGTGAGTGAGAATATAGATCTTAGGCAAATCATAATCCAGCAGAGATTTTATTAGTTCTAATATATAGAATTTATTATTGTCATCTAAACTGGATATTGGATCATCCAATACAATGCCTTCAATATCTTCCTTCAACGAGATTTCGTTGTCATCAAGCATTTCGTAGTAGAAATAAATCAATGAAAGCAAATTCCGTTCTCCTTCACTGACATCATCTAGTCGCAATGTGGTTCCATCATTATGTTCGAGACGATATACATCCCCATCCAACTTGAGAAAGAAATCCAGGTTCATATCCCTCAATGTCGCATTCAAAAATCTGGCGAAATTAGACAAATCCGATTTTTCCGCTGTAAGGATCTCATTCTTATTCTCAAGGTCTGCCTTTTCCTTTTTAAGTCTTTGGACCTCATCTTCCCACTCAGCAATCTTTGTTAAATTTTCATTAACGATCTTTGAATTCTTTAATTCATACCCAATAGCACCTTTGACAAGAAGCTCTAACCGGTTTACCTTTTCAAGAATATTTTGTGAGTAGGCAATCTTAGAATCTTTTATGAATCTAACGCTATTGTTGACATCTAGAATTGCTTTCTTAAGTGAGTCAATCTCAATTGAAACTGATAAATCCATCCTATCAGTTTTCAAATCAACAGCAGAGAGAGCATTATGAATCTCTCTTTCCGCGGCACTTATTACATTAAAATGATTGTCATCCTCTTGTTGAAGAAACAAGTCTCTATATTTACCAAAATTCCTTTTTAATTCCTCAACTACTTGTTGAATAGCCACTAGTTCGTGATGAATCTCTGTTAGCTGCCTAGAGGCCTTTTGTTTCTCATTCTGTAAATATGAGGTTATATGATCATAAATATCATCGTAATGGATTGAGGATCCACAAAATTCGCACTTTGTTTTTCCCTTATGAATTTTTAGTCCCGTTTCCAACCAAGAAATTATTTCTTGGCTAGGAATATCAATATCCTTGAAATTTTTGCTGAGCAGCTCACTCAAATTTTCAATCTTCAGCTTATTAATATCTATAGTATCAGGAACTATACATAAATTAACATTCTCACTCTCCACAGAAAAATTTGCATCACCAGTAATTTCATTATAATTTTCATCTGGAAATAATTTTATGCTGTCGTCATAATCCTTAATCCATAAATTGACTTTCTCATGTACCGTCTTTGCTTTAGGCTTATTGTGAATTTTATTATTTGTTCCCCTCCTTCGATTTAAAACATCTTCCATGAACTTTTCTGTGGTCTGAATAGAATCTTTTATTTTTTCATCATATCGGTTCATCTGTACTTTCCGGTCGTTGATTGCACTCAGGTTACCTTCGATTTGCTGCTCAATATCTACATTCTTCTTTCCAAAATTTGAGATTACACCGCGGATTCTGCCATCCTTCAGTGAAAGGGTTTCCTTCACATAGTTCTCACTGAAAATTCGGAAATGCTTTGGATTATGTTTTCTGAAAAAATTGGCTTGTAGTATATTCGCAAGAGAACTTTTCCCTGAACCGTTTAGACCAAATATAATATTCTTTTGTTTAAAATTAACTTCATCAATATTCGAATTCAACTTCCAAGACTTCAAAATTCTCTCATCTAAACCTTCTGACATGATTCGGCCACCTAAAATTAATTAATTCATTAAATTGTTAACAAATAAAGATTACAGCGCAATCAGACCAAACTCAATCTTTTTTTCGACAACAGTACTATTTATCACTCATCCTATCAGAATTGAGCTTAAGTAATAGCTAATCTTCCACAATCATGGGTACGGTTTTTCGGTGGTAGGTAAGGAGTGTCTATTCGTCATGAAAACTCTCTACCTATCTACCAAGGAGAATACGATATGCGTAACCTACCCATAGCCTATGGCAACAGCTGTTATGCGAAAACCTGGACAAACAAGACCACGACATTCGATGAACTCTGCATGCGATTGTCTGAAACCATACGCACCACAGAATCAGTGGAGGAATACCCAAAGCTGTTGAAAGCAGAGCGCGACCGCATCAAGGACAAAGGTGGATTCGTCGGGGGACAGCTAAGGGATAACCGCAGAAAGCGGGAAACCGTAGCAAGCCGCTCCATGCTCACTCTCGATGCCGACCACGCAACACAAGAACTGATCTCCTCATTCAAGACCTCTTGCCCATACGCTGCGTGCCTTTATACCACGCACGGGCATACCCATGAAGCTCCTCGAGCACGGATTATCGTACCGATGGTCCGTGATGCCACACCCGATGAGTATATCGCGATCGCACGCTACTTCACCGATAGTCTTGGAATCGACCAATTCGATGAATGTTCCTATCGTCCGCACCAATTGATGTATTGGCCAACCACCCCATCAAACGGGGAATTCATTTTCCTTAAGACCGATGGGCAATGGCTTGATCCAGATACTTACCTTGCGTACCACCCGCATTGGAACGACTGCTCACTTCTGCCTACTTCCAGCCGGGAAAGTACAGTGCATAATGCCACGGGAAGAAATGCAGAAGACCCTCTGAAAAAACCGGGGGTGATTGGAGCTTTTTGTCGGACATACACCATCCAGGGAGCAATTGAACAATTTCTTTCAGATATCTATGAACCCTCAATTACCCCTGGCCGATATGACTACATTCCTGCTGACTCAAGTGCCGGTGTGGTGATCTATGATGAAAAATTCGCCTACTCACATCATGCTACCGACCCCGCCTCAGGCAAACTCCTCAATGCGTTTGATCTGGTGAGGATCCATCGCTTTGGGGATGACGATCCGAAAAAATCGTTTAACGCAATGGCCGAGCATGCCAGCAAGGATGAAAGGGTTAAGTTGCTGATTACCCAGGAGCGCCGTGCGGAGGCTGATGCCGACTTTGCACCCGAGGGGGATTGGGAAAAACAACTGCGGTACATGCCCCGAAGCAGCCTGTTGGAGAACAGCGTATGGAACCTCAACCTGATCCTCAACAACGATCCTGACTTCGTCGGCTTCGCTTTCAACGAAATGGCGGGACGCATCCAAGTCACCTCCAAGATGCCTTGGGGAAGACCGGTGGGAAACCACTTCTGGCGCGATGCCGATACAGCCCAATTGAAATCCCTCATCGATTCACGCTATCTCGCGTTCTCTGGTCGCAACCATGATGTTGCTTTCACCAAGGTCGCAGATGACCGTCGGTTCCACCCCATCCGTAATTACTTAGATTGCTTGCCGCCATGGGATGGTATTTCACGGGTCGAAGAACTGTTCATTCGTTTTCTGAAAGCCGACAACACTCCATACACGCGGGCGATAACCCGAAAAACCTTTGCTGCAGCGGTGGCCCGCGTCTACCACCCCGGAATCAAATTCGACAGCGTTCTCGTGCTCGATGGCGAACAGGGAATCGGTAAGAGTACGATCGTGAAGGATCTGGTAGGTAGCGATTACTACTCAGAGTCCCTCTCTCTGACCGATGTGAATGACAAGTCGGCTGCTGAGAAGTTGCAGGGTTTCTGGATTGTGGAGATAGGCGAGCTTGCAGGAATGAAGAAGGCCGACATTGAGAAGGTCAAGGCATTCTTCTCAACCTCGGACGATCAATATCGTCCAAGTTATGGCAGGACGGTCGAAAGCCATCCCCGCCAATGTGTGATCATCGCGACGGTCAACGGGGAACATGGATACCTTCGGGATGTCACCGGGAACCGACGATACTGGATCGTCAAATCCAACCAGCCGCGTCATAAGATGACCTGGCGATGCACCGAGGAATTCCGATCACAATTCTGGGCGGAGGCCAAAGCCATCTGGGAAGCAGGGGAAAGGCTGTACCTCGAAGGTGATCTTCTGTATGAGGCAGAAGATGTCCAGACTCAAGCCATGGAAACTGATGACCGCGAAGGTCTTGTCAGAAAGTATCTCGACACCTTGCTGCCTGAGAACTGGGATGCGATGGACATGTACGAACGACGCGCATATTTCTCAGAGAGGGGCAGCGGCATGGTGGCGAAGGGAACTGTCAGACGAACGGCTGTATGCAACATGGAAATCTGGTGCGAGTGCTATGCAAAGGACCCCTCTACGATCAGCAAGAACGACTCATATGGTATCACTGCCATCATGCAGAAAATCGGAGGTTGGACCAAATATTGTGGAACGAAGAATGGAACAAGGTACTTCCCGATCTACGGCAAGCAGCGAGCCTTCGTTCTACAGGATGTGGAACAAGAATCAGCTCGTTCCAAGCTTGTTCCAGAGCTCGTTCCACAAGAAAACGACGAAATACCATTCTAGAATGCAGGTTTTCAAGGTTTTGGAACGATGGAACAAGAATATACCAAAAAGACTTTTTGAGGAAGAACAGAGGGAATGGGAAACATGGAGACGCCTATACGCACGCGTATAAATATATAGGAATTCTTGTTCCGGTCGTTCCGTCGTTCCATAGGGAGATTTGGAATGCTTGAGAAAGAGATCGAGTTGCAGCTGCTTAAGGCTGTGAAAAAGATGGGAGGCCGGGCTGTGAAATTCATAAGCCCGGGCTTCGATGGGATGCCGGACCGATTGGTGCTGCTGCCGGGCGGACGGTGCGGTTTTGTGGAAGTGAAGGCCCCAGGCAAAAAGATGAGGGCACTCCAACGGGTAAGGCATGAAATGTTGAGGGCCCTGGGATTCAAGGCATACGTGCTGGATGCAAAAGAGCAGATAGAGGAGATCATCAATGACATATACACCGCATGACTACCAACAGTATGCAAGCGACTTTATTGAGCAACACCCCGTAGCAGTGATTTTGCTGCAGATGGGACTTGGCAAAACGGTCATCACCCTGACGGCCCTTTCCAACCTCCTCTTCGATTCGTTTCTGGTACGCAAAATACTGATCATCGCGCCCCTTCGGGTTGCACGGGATACCTGGCCTACGGAAATCGGCAAGTGGGATCACCTTGGGGATTTGATTCCGTCAGTGGCCGTGGGAAGTACCGCCGAGCGCCTTACTGCTTTGGAGCGCAAGGCTGACCTGTACATCATCAACCGCGAGAACGTTCAGTGGCTGATTGAGGAGACTACCCTGCCCTTCGACTTCGACATGGTCGTCGTCGACGAACTCTCGTCGTTCAAGAACCACCGCTCCAAGCGCTTCAGGGCTCTGATGAAGCGCCGTCCCGTGGTAAAGCGCATCGTAGGGCTCACAGGAACCCCGGCCAGCAACGGCCTGATCGACCTGTGGGCCCAGTTCAAGCTGCTGGACAATGGAGTGAGACTGGGAAGGTTCATCGGAGCTTACCGTGATGCGTACTTCTCCCCAGACAAACGCAATGGACAGATCGTGTTCAGCTATAAACCCGCCCCCGGTGCGGAGGAAAGGATCTACCAGGCAATCGAAGACATCACGATCTCTATGAAGGCTCAGGACCATATCAGGATGCCCGAGCTCATGACCAATGAGTATAAGGTTACCCTCAGTGATGAGGAACGGATGGTCTATGAGAGACTAAGGAATGATCTGGTCCTGGATTCCTCGGGCGGACAAGTGACGGCTGCCAATGCAGCAAGCCTGTCGGGCAAACTGCTGCAACTGGCAAATGGGGCTGCGTACACCGACGATGGGGCGACGATCGGCATCCATGATCGCAAGCTCGATGCGCTTGAGGACCTCATCGAGTCAGCCAACGGGCAAAGTGTGCTGGTGGTCTATTGGTTCAAGCATGACCTCAAACGCATTACAGGGAGGCTGGAAAAGCTAGGGGTTTCATTCTCGAATCTGGACTCGAGCGAAAGCATCCGGATGTGGAACCAAGGGAACCTGCCGGTCGGGTTGCTCCACCCTGCATCGGCTGGGCACGGGCTGAACCTCCAAAGTGGTGGCAACTGCCTGATCTGGTTCAGCCTCACGTGGAGTCTTGAGCTGTACCAGCAGACGGTGGCCCGCCTGTGGCGTCAGGGGCAGCAGTCCGAGACTGTGGTGGTTCAGCACATCATCACCGAGAAGACCATTGATGAGCGCATCATGAAAGTCCTTTCGGGTAAGGCACAAACTCAGGATGCGTTGATCGAAGCGGTGAAGGCCGAACTTACAGGGGGTAGCCGATGACCGAGGCAAGTATGAGACATCTGGCAGCGGCCATCGTGGAACGTGCAGTCACCGACTGGCACAAGGCGATGTCCCAGCTGGAAGACAACCCCGATTACCTATACGCATGGGCAGACAAGGATGAGATCGAGCGGTTTTTCGAGAGTGAGTGGTTTGATTTCCTGTGCGACATCAACCCCGACTTCACCAAGATTCACCTACAGGAGGCAAGAGCATGAAAACAAAGGAATATCTGTCGCAGGCATGGTATCTGGACAAACGCATCAAGACCAAGGAACGCCAGCTCGATTGGCTCAAAAGCCATGCCGTCTACGTCTCCCCCAAACTCACCGAGGTCCCCAAGGCCCCATCGATCCGGCGCTCTCCTGTGGAGGAGGCCGTGGTGCGCATCGTGGAACTGGAGACAGAGATCAACACCAGTATCACTCAGTTGATGCGGCTCAAGGCTGAGATCGCTGATGCGATCCGAAGTGTCAACAGCATGGAGTGTGAGACTCTGCTGGAGATGCGGTACCTCACCTTCCTGGGCTGGGACCAAATTGCATCCCAACTGAATTATAGCCAGGACTACATCTACCACCTGCATCGGAAGGCGTTGGCATTGGTGAGGGTTCCTGGATCCTGATGGATTCTCCTATGAGATTCAATAATCCACAATGGAGGCTCGCACCCCATCACACTACACAATCCATGCAGTCATTCAATCAGATGGAGAGCGTATTCCTTCGCTTCAAAAAGCACTTATCAGCTGCAGAAAAGGGTAAACGACGTGAACACCCGCGTGGTGTGTGCCAATATCGAGCTGGGTGATGTTGAGGATGATTGCTCGGAATTTCTTGAGTCGGGTGAGAGTTTCTTCGCCCTCCAACAGGTAGGGTAACGCAGTAACGCGGTTTTTTCACATATACCCATGCTATAGGAGAAAAAAAAACATGAGGGTGCCACACGCCACGCCACAGGTGAAAAATGGCGGGTGGGAGTATACTTTCTTTTTTTCCCTATACGAGCTTATCAATTTTACGTTACTTACGTTACCTAGAGTTTTCTTCTTTCTAATTGCTTTCAATGATAACACATGGATAGGGTAACGTAGTGGTAGCGTAGCACCAGTTTTACGTTACCTTTTTAGGTTTTTGGGCGGTTTGAGCCCCGGTGGCGGAGCCTCTCCGGTTTTGCCTGTGGTTCGGCACGCCATTCGGATCGTCACGCCACAAGGGCTCTTCTTGGCAGGTAACGCCCGAGGGTACCGCTGGGGAGGCCTTTTACGTTACGTTCACAGTCTAAACCACACAAAACAAGGAGAAGACTCAACCACAAGATTGATTCCATTGTGGGGACTAAGCGAACAAGGTGCTGTGCCTTTATCACAGGGTGCATGAACTGCGCTGGAATGTTCACGATATGCATGAAACCCAATCGTTAAATTATCAGAAAATAACAGTTGTGCTCAGTTCGCGTTCCACGCTACTGTACACTCAGACAAGTCCAATCGAGAGCTCGGGAATTCCTCCCGGGCTTTCTTTTTGCCAGAAGGAGTACCCCTCATGCCCTACAAGCCCAAGCGACCGTGCAGCCAGTGGAGTTAAGAATTGCCCGAAAACATATTCTTGAGTACTTTTGCGTTTGAACTATCAGCACGAAGATTCTGTATGATGGTGTGTCGGAGAATTTGTTCGAATTCCGTACACGTGAGATTAGGGAGGAATCATGAGAAAACTTGCTGTCGGAGCTAGCGTTCTATCTATTATTCTTTTAGTACTCAATGTGGTCCTTTATAACAACATTCCACTAGTTATTCCTGTGTTGAGAGGAGTCGAGGCAGGGAAGACTTTTCTCCTGAGCATACGCATACTCGTTATCAACATCCTTACCCTTGCTGCCTTCCTGATTCTCTCAAAGAGCATACACCGCTCTCAACGAGATAATGAACTGAATTCCTACGGTTCATGGATATTGATCTTCATCATGGTCAAGATGCTCTCGGAATTCACGGGCTTGTTTTATGAGGGTTTCTTGATCCTCCAGATGTCCCTCCTGTTAGCGGGAGTCGTGCTACTGTTGTTATACGGTTTGTTTCGACACAGATATCTGATCAGCAAGGAATTTTGGAAGCCAGTAAGGTTCATCGCATCAGAAAAAATCATCCTTGCGATACTCCTCATCGCATACATTGCTGTGAATATCCCAGTATTATCCATTATCCCTAACCAATAAGAAATTTTCATTTCCACAGGAGTACTCTCTATGCCTTACAAGCCCAAGCGACCGTGCAGCCATCCGGGATGCCCGAGGCTGACCGAAGGTCGGTATTGTGAGGAGCATGCGAAAGAGGCTGCGAGCACCTACGAACGCAACCAACGAGATCCCGGCACCCACAAGCACTACGGATCCTCTTGGAGGAAGGCTCGGAAAATATTCCTTGAAGGGCATCCCTTCTGCGAGCTGTGTCGGAGGCAGGGACGACTTACACAAGCGACGGTTGCCCATCATATCACTGCCACTAGATATGGTGGTACGGATGACGAGGAGAACCTCATGGCACTATGCAACAGGTGCCACTCAGCCCTCCACGGGCGCCAGAGAGACCGATGGAACGTTAAAAGGTAACTATTAGTAGCGCCAACCCTAGGGGTGCCTGAATCTCTACACCATATGTGGTGTACAACGGGCAGGGGCAATCACGCGAAAAAATTGGAATTCAAACGGGGGATTGACCCCCTCATCATACGAAGGCGGTGCGACATGGCAAAAGACGGTACCAACCGTGGCGGTGCCCGCGTCGGTGCAGGGAGGAAACCCAAGGCTCTTTCAGAGAAAATCCACGAAGGCAGAGCGGCCAGCGTGGTGCAATTGCCCGAGGCTCCCGAGCTCGAAGGCGCGGACATGCCTGAGGTCAAATATTACATGACGGTCACCCAGAAGAGTGGCATCGAGCTTGATGCTGCGGAGGTCTTCCAGGAGACATGGGATTGGCTCAAGACCAGACGCTGTGAGAATTTAGTCAGCAGCCAGATCATACACCAGTACGCAATGGCAGTGGCGCGATGGATCCAGTGCGAGATGGCAGTCAGCGAGTACGGCTTCCTCGCAAAGCACCCGACCACCGGTGCTGCGATCGCTTCTCCGTACGTGGCGATGAGCCGTGAATACATGAAACAGGTGAACCAGATCTGGTATCAGATCTTCCAGATCGTGAAGGAGAACAATGCCACCTCCTACCAAGGAGCAAATCCTCAGGACGACCTGATGGAACGGCTGCTCACTTCCAGGCGCAGCCGCTAGGAAATCAAACAATCAAAGGAATTCAAACATGAAAAACCACCTCACATCCGAGAGTGTCTGCCAGGGACATCCCGACAAGCTGTGCGACTACATCGCCGACTCGATACTCGATGCCTGCCTAAGCAGCGATGCATATTCGCGCGTGGCCTGCGAGGTCATGGCGACCAAGGGCCGGATCATCGTCGCCGGAGAGATCACCAGCCGTACCAAGGTCAACATACGCCAAACCGTACGGACCGCCCTTGCAGAGTGTGGCTACAACCCCAAGGAATTCACCATCAGCGTGTTCCTCCACAACCAGAGTTCGGATATTGCAGGTGGCGTCGATACCGCCCTGGAGATCAGGGATGCCGAGGGTAAGGTGGATGAATTGGGAGCCGGGGACCAGGGCACGGTGTACGGATATGCAACCGACGAGACACCCACCTGCATCCCCTTGCCTCTTGAACTCTCCCACCGCATCTGCAGCATCCTGGACAAGTGCAGGAAGAACGGAACCATCATGGGTATCCGCAGCGACGGCAAGGCCCAGGTTTCAGTGGAGTACGATGAGGGCATTCCCGTCAGGGTTGCCGCCGTCATCGTCTCGGTCCAGCACGAGCGTGACAAGAATCTGGACACCCTCAAGGGCGAGCTCATCGAAAAGGTGCTCGAGCCTGCCTTCATTCACTTCCCCATCGATGCACACACCCGTATCCTCATCAACCCATCCGGCCGTTTCGTTGAGGGCGGACCTGGTGCCGACACCGGCCTGACAGGTCGCAAGATCATGGTGGACACCTACGGAGGTCTGGCACTCCACGGAGGCGGTGCTTTCAGCGGAAAGGATGCGACCAAGGTGGACAGGAGCGGAGCCTACATGGCACGCATGATCGCCAAGAACATCGTCTCAGCCGGCCTTGCCAAACGCTGCGGGGTAGCAATCTCGTATGCAATCGGAAAGGCCGAACCTGTCGCGGTAAATGTACACACTTTCGCTACCGGCAAGGTGGACGATGAAAAGCTCGCCGAGGTGGTTCGCACAATCTTCAGCCTCAAGCCGAAGGACATCATCGAGGAGTTGGGGCTGCGCAGTCCCATATACAACCTTACCTCCTGCTACGGCCATTTCGGCAACTCCCTCTTTGCATGGGAACAGGTGAGCGAGCGGTATAGAGAGGCGCTCAAGGGAGAACTTGATCATGACCATTGAACAGAAACACATCGATGAGTTGCTACCTGCTGACTACAACCCGCGCAAGGACCTCAAGAGCGGCGATGCCGAGTATGAGAAGCTCAAGCGCTCCATCGAGCAGTTCGGCTATGTGGAGCCGGTGATCTGGAACAGGACCACCGGCCGGGTCGTAGGGGGCCACCAGAGGTTGAAAATTCTCAGGGACGCGGGTCATACCGAACTTGAGTGCGTGGTCGTGGATCTCTCCGAGGACAAGGAGAAGGCCCTCAACATCGCGCTGAACAAGATCAGCGGCGAGTGGGACAAGGACAAGCTGGCCTTGCTCATCACCGATCTGCAGGGACTGGAGTTCGACGTATCGCTCACCGGCTTCGACCCGACCGAGATCGACGACCTGTTCAAGGACTCGCTAGCCGAGGGCGTGCACGACGACGACTTCGACGTGGAAGCAGAACTGGAAAAGCCCGCGCTCACCAAGAGTGGGGACCTATGGAAACTGGGTAAACATCGCCTGGTATGTGGTGACAGCACCAAGGCCGAGACTTTCGAGCTGCTGATGGCAGGTGCCAAGGCGAACCTGGTGGTCACCGACCCGCCGTACAACGTCAATTACGAGGGCTCGGCCGGCAAGATCAAGAACGACAATATGGCAGGCGATGCTTTTCTGCAGTTCCTGCTCGATGCCTTCACCAACACGGCAAATCATATGGCCGACGACGCTTCCATCTACGTGTTCCATGCCGATACTGAGGGGCTGAACTTCCGCAAGGCATTCAGCGAGGCGGGCTTCTACCTTTCGGGCACCTGCATCTGGAAAAAGCAGTCGCTGGTGCTCGGCCGCTCGCCCTACCAGTGGCAGCACGAGCCGGTGCTCTTCGGATGGAAGAAGAAAGGCAAGCACCTGTGGTACACCGGGCGTAAGGAATCGACCATCTGGGAATTCGACAAACCCAAGAAGAACGGCGAACACCCTACCATGAAACCGGTGGCCCTCCTGGCCTACCCGATCATGAACTCCTCGATGAGCAACACGCTGGTGCTCGACCCGTTCGGCGGTAGCGGCAGCACCCTCGTCGCCTGTGAGCAGACCGAACGGAGCTGTGCCACCATCGAGCTGGATGAGAAGTATTGCGACGTCATCGTCAAACGCTATATCGAGCTTGTCGGATCCTCAGCCGGGGTCATCGTGCAGCGCGACGGACTGGATTACTCCTACGAGGAAGTCGCCACCGAGGGGGCACAGGATGGATGAAATCACCCTGATCACCACTCTCGCGGTATGCCTGTTCGGATCGGGAGGCATCGTGCTGTGGCTGCTCAACCGACTGGCAAAACGGAGCGACGACCGCCACGGCTATGCGAAGGACCTTAAGGAAATCAAGACCACCATCACCAAGATCCAGATGGGCTTGGTCATGGCACTGGAGAACGACAAGGTCATCTTCAAGTCGCTTAGGACCCATGAGATCAATGGAGAATCCGAGGAGCAGGAAAAGAAGATGGACGATTACTTTCTGTCGCTGCTTGGTAGCAAGGGGGAGCATACATGATCCTCAGTGCCATATTACTTGCCTTCGCCGCCTTTTTAGGCTTGGTGATGGAGCTCTACAAGAAAAGCCTTCGCCGTGACAGGGCAAGCGAGAACGAGATCAAGCTGGTCGCCCTCGCCTGCTCGGCGCTCCTGGGGTATGTGACATTCCGCATCGTTGCGGGGACCGGCATGGACGGCGGCCTGAACCCCACGCCATACCTGGTGGTCCTGTACACCATTGTGATCTACCTGCTGCAGCTTCCTGCGTGCATGGCATTCTGGAAACCACTGGTCAAAAAGTTTATGGAGAGAAAAGCCGATGAATGAAATCATGCAGATGCTGATCCTCATCATCCTGGGGTTGCTGGGGATCACACGATTGCAGGCACACAAGACCAAGGACCTGAAAAAGGATATCCAGCAAGCCCAATTTACGGTGAAGAAACGAGAACAGGAATTGGAGAAGATCGATGAAGTACAGCAGAAGATCACCACCATCACCCAAGAAAAACCGCCTGAAAAGATCGAACCTCCTGAAAGCGGTGATGCTGCTGCTCGCATTGATCGTCTCAACCGGCTGCACGAGCGTGCCAACAGGACAGGAGAATGACCCATATCGCCAGGTTCTGGTCTCGATGGCACCCGAGGCTCCGACGATCCCGGCCTTCCCCACCCTGAACTGGACATACCAGAATGGATTGTACTGCATATCGGAAACGGATGCCGACAAGCTTCTGGACTACGGGGAGAACGAACTTCCGCTTTTCGCTCACCGCTACGAGCAATACCTGCGCCAGATCGGCCTTATCTTGGAGGCGTTGTCAAAACCTTAGGGTATGGGACTTGCTATTAGCGGAAACCTAGGCAATCAATGCAGCCTGACAAGGAGGGTACACCATGGATGAGATGAACAAGAAACGAATTGAGGTACTCAAACTCCAATACCCAAAGGGATGTACGGTTGAGCTGGTGCACATGGATGACGAGCAAGCCCCACCCAAGGGGACCAAGGGAGTCGTGATCCAGGTGGACGACATTGGGACCATGCACGTTGCCTGGGAGACCGGCTCGACACTGGGTGTGGTGCCGGGTGTCGACATGGTCAGGAAACCGGGTGAGGAGATCCCCCGGCATAAGATCTTCTAGTGTGCCTTTTCCACTTGAGACGGCAGGTTTCCTGAAGGTCGTCGTAAAGGGAAAGGAAATCCTCAAGGCTCATGACAAGGGTCGACGGATCCTCATCAAGTGCATTGCTGGCGGCGTCGCCCCATGAAAGGATGAAGGTCTTCCATTCCATATCGCTGGTCCTTTTTTCAAGCAACAGCGATGCCAGTTCCGTTGCCTCATCTCTTTCCAGCCTTCGGTCCTTCAATGGGCCGGAGGCATTGTATCGTGCCCCAAGCTCTCTTCTCACTCGTTTGAACGGGTTACCCGGATAGCATCTCACACCCTCAAGGAGCCGCCAGCCGTCGTTTCGTGAACGGAAGTACAGATGGTACAGCTTCTCCACGATCATCGGAGGCAGCATCGTAGGCGAGAGCAGCAGGGACGGACAGGCCTGTCCCATCAGGGCGAACAGAGGCTCGAGGTTCATCTCGAAGGTAGGAAGATCACCCAGGGCTGCCTTGCCGACCTCCATCACTCGCACTGAATGCGGGCTCAGTTCCAGGACGAGCATTTCAGCCTCATACAGGTGTTCGGTCTCTCCAAGGCCCAGCACGAAGAGCGATGGATTGACCGGGTCGATCGTACCGCAGCCCATGAGGAGCTGGAAGGTTTTCATGCTGACACTGTCCAGTGCCCTGAAAACGGGCACATCATGCATCGTGAATATCGAATTGGTGTTGCTCAAGAGGATCTCCTTGGTTGTTTCTGGTATGGAATCCGGGTTGGAAACCTCATGCATTGTCATACGGGGTCCGCAAAAAGGCAACAAAAATTCGATCCATTCATAATATAAAATTAGTGTATCTTATTTGCATATATACACTTGCTATATATCCCTCTTTGAGTGATTACTACAGTACGAAGAAAAACACACCAAAGAGAGGTAGACGGCATGGAAAAGACAACACGGTTCGGAATCGAGATCGAGATGACAGGCATCACCCGCAGGGAGGCAGCACAGGCTGCACAGACGGTGCTCGGCGGAGAGCTGCTCTACGGTGGTTCCTACTACGACACCTATGAGCTGAAGACCTACGACGGAAGGAAATGGAAATTCACCTACGATGGCAGCATCAGATGCGAAACCAAGCGGGGCAGGATCAAGGAAAGCGCCTCCCGGCTCTACAGCGTCGAGCTGGTCAGCCCGATCCTCACCTACGAAGAGGACATCGAGAACCTGCAGGAGGTCATCAGGACACTGAGAAAGGCCGGGGCCTTCACCAACAGCTCCTGCGGCATCCACATCCACCTCGATGGGCAGGACCACACACCGCGCTCGATCAGAAACTTCGTGAACATCATCCATTCCCGAAACGACCTGTTCTACAAGGCCCTCGGCATAGAAGCCAACCGGGCACGCTACTGCAAGAGGATGGACGAGCACCTTGTGGCAACCATGAACCGCGCCAAGCCGACCACCTTCGCCAAGATCGAGAGCATCTGGTACGAAGGCTACCGGGGAAACCGGGATGCTCACTACCACGAAAGCCGCTACCATTTCTTGAACCTGCACTCTTTCTTCCACGGCCACAAGACCGTCGAGCTACGCGGTTTCAACAGCACCCTCCATGCCGGAGAGGTCAGAAGCTACATCGTCCTTGCCCTTGCGCTGAACACCCAGGCGCTCACACAAAGCTCGGCGAGCACCAGGAAGCCCCAGGCCGAGAACGAGAAGTTCGCGATGCGCACCTACCTCAACCGCATCGGCTTCATCGGCGACGAGTTCCGCTCCTGCCGCGAGCACCTGACCAAGCGCCTCACCGGCTCAGCGGCATGGAGACGGCGTGTTGCCGCCTAAAGGGGCGACCTGACAAGGCTCTGAGGGCGGGACGACCGCCCTTGGGGTGGTAGAAGACCAAGTGAAGGAGTGTAACAACGATGAAGAAAGTCTACCTGGCCTATGGAAGCAACCTGAACCTCGAACAGATGGGAGAGCGATGCCCCGATGCCGCAGTCATCGGCACAACGGTACTGCACGATTATCAGCTGTTGTTTAGGGGAGGCCGACATACTGGAGTGGCCACCATCGAGATGAAACGGGGTGCAAGGGTTCCGGTGCTCCTTTGGCAGATCACCGAGAAGTGCGAGAAGGCCTTGGACCGCTACGAAGGTCACCCCCATCTGTATCGAAAGAAGAAACTGATGGTGAATCTGGACGGTGATGAGCTGGTGGCGATGGCCTACGTCATGAACGAAGGACCTCCGCTGGCTATGCCGGATGCATACTATTACTCGACCATCCTTGATGGTTACTACGACTGCGGCTTCGATGAGGATATCCTCAAGCAGGCGGTTATGGAATCGATGGAGGCCGGCGATGACTGAGCAGATCAAGGACCAGATCCTGAAGGTACGTGACAGCGGTCTGACGAACATGTTCAACACGGGGGCGGTCCAGTGGATCGCCTCCCAGATGGGACTTATGGAACTTGTCGACTACCTTGATGGGGACAACTCAAGGGAATACGCTCACTTCATACTCACCGGCGAAGGCTGACAGGGAATCCCCTCCTACCGCCGAGAAACCTAAAAACCAATTGTGTCTATATTCAAATTTCTTCCCTATATACAGTTGCTATAGTTTCCGATTTGAGGGATATATACACCAACAAAACGGACACGGAGGCAAGAGCATGTGGAGAGAAGGAACTGTGGAGATCGGGAAGAGCGTTTTCAGGTACTGCATCAAGGTGTACGGGGAGGGTTCGGAATACGGGATCGACGAGGGAAGGATCTCCAAGCTGATGCTCAAGAGGAATGGCAACGTCGTATGCAACTACGACCGCGGCTGGGACATCAGGCCTCGTGACACTGATACCAGGCAGGCCCTTGAGAGCCTGAAGAAAACATACAACTGACAACAAGCACCCACCACTTGAAGGGACCCACACCGGGTCCTTTTTGTTTGCCCTGAGGAATGAAATAAGTTATGCCGAAACCGAAGAAATACACCCCTACATCCTTCATGGCAAAGGAATCAACCTACGACAAGACCCTGGCCGACCGTGCAGTTGGGTTCATCGAATGCCTCTGCCACACCAAGGGGGTTTGGGCTGGAAAGCCCTTCAAGCTGCTTCCCTGGCAGGAGAGAATCATCCGCGACCTGTTCGGTATCGTCAAGACCGATGGATATCGGCAGTTCAACACCGCCTACATCGAGATCCCCAAGAAGAACGGCAAGAGCGAGCTCGCCGCCGCGGTGGCACTGCTGCTGACCTGTGGAGACTTCGAGGAACGCGCCGAGGTCTACGGGTGTGCAGCCGACCGGCAGCAGGCATCGATCGTCTTCGAGGTGGCAGCGGACATGGTACGCATGTGTCCCTCGCTGAATCGACGCGTCAAGATCCTCGCCGCCACCAAGCGCATCGTGTACCTGCCGACCAACAGCTTTTATCAGGTGCTGAGCGCCGAAGCCTACTCCAAGCACGGATTCAATATCCATGGGGTGGTCTTCGACGAACTGCACACCCAGCCCAACCGCAAGCTCTTCGATGTCATGACCAAGGGCTCGGGCGATGCCAGGGCCCAGCCGCTGTTCTTTCTGATCACCACCGCAGGCACCGACCAGCACTCCATCTGCTACGAGCAGCACCAGAAGGCCAAGGACATCATCGAAGGTCGCAAACACGACAAGACCTTCTACCCGCTGATCTACGGCTCGGAGGAGGACGACGACTGGACCGATGCAAAGACATGGAAGAAAGCCAACCCGTCGCTTGGGCATACCATCACCCTCGAGAAGGTGAAGGCGGCCTGTGACAGCGCGAGGCAGAACCCGGGCGAGGAGAACGTGTTCCGTCAGCTCAGGCTCAACCAATGGGTCAAGCAGGCGGTACGCTGGATGCCGATGGAGAAATGGGACCTGTGCAACTTCCCCGTCGATGCCGAGGAGCTCGAGGGCAGGGTCTGTTACGGCGGACTGGATCTCTCGTCGACCACCGATATCACTGCGTTCGTGCTCGTATTCCCACCCAGGAATGAGCAGGACAAATTCGTGATCCTTCCCTGGTTCTGGATACCCGAGGACAGCCTGGGCCTGCGTGTGAGGCGTGATCATGTGCCCTACGACGTATGGGAACGAACCGGCCATGTACAGACCACCGAAGGCAACGTGGTCCACTACGGCTTCATCGAGGCCTTCATCGGCGAGCTCGGCAAGAGATACAACATCCGGGAGATCGCGTTCGACCGTTGGGGAGCGGTGCAGATGGTGCAGAACCTTGAGGGCATGGGCTACACAGTGGTGCCCTTCGGACAGGGATTCAAAGATATGAGCCCCCCGACCAAGGAGCTGATGAAGCTGGTATTGGGGCAGAGCATAGCACATGCGGGACATCCGGTGCTCCGCTGGATGATGGACAACATTTTCATCCGCACCGATCCGGCTGGAAACATCAAGCCCGACAAGCAGAAGTCCACCGAGAAGATCGACGGCGCGGTTGCCACAATCATGGCACTGGATCGGGCGATCAGGTGTGGCAACGAAGTGCGCGAATCGGTCTACGAGGACCGAGGCATCCTCTTTATCTAGGAATCAGGAGATACACATATGGGACTCATATCCAAGCTTGTCACCAGAACGCGTGACAAGCCGCAAAACAGGACCAGCGGGTCCTCATACAGTTTTCTCTTCGGAGGATCGACATCCGGCAAGGCGGTGAACGAACGATCGTCGATGCAGATGACCGCAGTCTATGCATGCGTGCGAATCCTCGCCGAGGCGATCGCAGGGCTGCCTCTTCACCTCTACCGTCACGACGATGACTCGAGCAAACACAAGGCCAAGGATCATCCGCTGTACACCCTGCTGCACAGCGAGCCCAATGCGGAGATGACCAGCTTCGTGTTCCGCGAGACGCTGATGACCCACCTGCTGCTCTGGGGCAATGCGTATGCGCAGATCATCCGAAACGGCAAGGGCCAGGTTGCCGCGCTCTATCCGCTGATGCCCAACCGCATGCAGGTCGACCGCGACAAGAGTGGCAAGCTCTACTACCAATACACCACCAGCGCCGAAGATGCTCCCACCATGCAGGGAAACTCGGTGGTACTGGACGCCTCAGAGGTACTGCACATACCGGGCCTGGGCTTTGACGGGTTGGTGGGCTACTCGCCGATTGCTATGGCAAAGAATGCCATCGGTATGGCGATAGCCTGTGAGGAGTATGGGGCGAAGTTTTTCGCCAACGGGGCTGCCCCAAGCGGGGTACTGGAGCACCCGGGAACGGTGAAGGACCCTTCCCGCCTGCGCGATACGTGGCAGGGCCAATTCGGCGGCTCGTCCAACTCGCACAAGGTTGCGGTGCTCGAGGAGGGGATGAAATACACCCCCATCTCGATATCGCCCGAGCAGGCGCAGTTTTTGCAGACACGCAAGTTCCAGATCAACGAGATCGCACGCATCTTCCGCGTCCCCCCTCACATGGTGGGGGACCTGGAGAAGTCCTCGTTCAGCAACATCGAGCAGCAGTCCCTGGAGTTCGTCAAGTACACACTCGACCCCTGGGTGATCCGCTGGGAGCAGGCGCTTTCGCGAGCACTGTTGGCCTCCGATGAGAAGCAGACGCATTTCTTTCGCTTCAACGTCGAAGGTCTGCTGCGTGGTGATTACCAGAGCCGCATGGGCGGGTATGCCACCGCGCGCCAGAACGGTTGGATGAGTGCCAACGATATCCGAACACTGGAGGACATGGATCTCATTACCGACGAGGACGGAGGGAACCTCTACCTCATCAACGGAAACATGCTCCCCCTCTCTCGGGCAGGGGCATTCGCAGACAAGGTTACCAACACATCCCAGGAGGAGAGTAATGAAGAACAAGAAGTTCTGGCAATGGAAAAACCAGAGCGAAGACGAAGGCAGAGCGAGAATCCTTGAGCTTTCGGGCACGATCGCTGAGGAGAGCTGGTTCGATGATGATGTCACCCCCGAGCAGTTCAAGGATGAGCTGTTCGCCGACAGCGGCGAGGTGACCATCTGGATCAACAGCCCCGGTGGGGACTGTATCGCAGCGAGTCGCATCTACGCAATGCTCATGGATTATCCGGGAGCAATCACGGTGAAGATCGACGGGATCGCAGCAAGTGCTGCTTCGGTCATCGCGATGGCTGGCACGAGGGTGCTCATGGCGCCCACTGCCTTGATGATGATCCACAATCCCATGACGCTCGCCTACGGCAACCATCAGGACATGCAAAAGGCCATCGGTATGCTGGACGAGGTGAAGGAAAGCATCGTCAACGCCTACGAGATCAAGACGACCCTCACCCGGGCGAAGATCAGCCACCTGATGGACAACGAGACGTGGATGAACGCGAAGAAGGCCATCGAGTTGGGCTTCGCCGATGCGATCCTCGAGGACGCGAAGAAAGCGTCCAATGAGGCATCGTATGCATTCTCGATGCGCACCTCGCAGCTCTCACTGATGAACAAGATCACCGAAACATATGCAATCGCAGAAGACCAGGAGCCACCTGAGGAAGGCACAGCCGGGCTTAACGAGCTCGAGAAACGACTGAATCTCATCAAACCCCAATAGGAGAAGACACAATGGGAAAGATCAACGACATGCGTGCACAGCGCGCGAAGACCTGGGAACAGGCAAAGGCATTCCTCGACTCCAGGCGCAACGACAAGGGCATCCTGAGCGCCGAGGATACCACCACCTACGAACGGATGGAAGAGGAGATCGTGGATTTGGGCCACGAGATCGAACGACAGGAGCGCATCGAGGCGTTCGAGCGTGAGCTGAACGCTCATGTGGGCTCTCCGATCACCAGTCGCCCCGATGGAGCACAGAAGGCTGAGAAGAAAGCAGGACGTGCTTCGGACGAGTATCGAAAGGCATTCTGGAACCACCTCAGACGCCGCGAGAACGCACCAGAACTGCGTAACGCATTGCAGGTGGGAACCGACACCGAAGGCGGCTACCTGGTGCCCGACGAATTCGAACACACCCTCGTGACAGCGTTGGAGGAGGAGAACCTGTTCCGCTCAATTGCCAGGATCATCCAGACTGCCAGCGGAGACCGAAAGATCCCCATTTCCGCATCCAAGGGCGAGGCGGCATGGATCGATGAGGAGGGAACGTATCCTGAGAGCGATGACAGCTTCGGGCAGGTGACCATCAGCGCCTACAAGCTGGGCACGATCATCAAGGTCTCCGAGGAGCTCATCAACGACAGCGTGTTCGACATCGAATCCTACATCGCCACCGAGTTCGCCCGTCGCATCGGGGCCAAGGAAGAGGCAGCATTCTTCACCGGGGACGGATCGGGCAAGCCGCTGGGTATCCTCGCGGCCACCGGAGGTGCTCAAATTGGCGTCAACGCGGCTTCCGCAACCGCCCTGCATGCCGATGAGGTCATCGACCTGTATTATGCGCTTCGTAGTCCGTACCGCAAGAACGCGGTGTGGGTAACCAATGATGCCACCGTCAAGGCACTTCGCAAGCTCAAGGACGGCAACGGACAGTACATCTGGCAGCCTTCGCTGACTGCAGGCACTCCCGACACTATCCTCAGCTGTCCGGTGAAGACTTCGGCCTACATGCCCGAAATTGCAAGCGGGGCCAAGACGCTGGCCTTCGGGGACTTCTCGTACTACTGGATCGCCGACCGCCAGGGACGTACCTTCAAGCGCCTGGGCGAACTGTTTGCTCCGACTGGACAGGTGGGCTTCCTCGGGTCCCAGCGTGTGGATGGGCGACTGATCCTCGGCGAGGCCGTCAAGGTCCTGCAGCAGAAGGCCTAAGGGAGGTTATTGATGTCATATAACACCAAGAACTACCGCGAGCAAGGCGGTGAGAAAACTGTAATCGGCGGCGAGGTGATCCTCGCTGCCACCTCGAAGGTAACCATCGATCCTGCGGCGATCATCGAAGGGCTGCCCAGTGGCAGCATCAATGCCGCTGCCAGCCAAGCAGATAGCACGGCTACCACCATCGAAGAGCTGGTGCTGGATTTCAATGCACTGCTGGCTAAGCTCAGGAGTGCGGGCCTGATGGCCAGCTGATAGTAAACGATTATGGGGGCATCCCGGTGAGAGCTGGGGTGTCCATCACCTTGATGATGGAGGAAGCGCATGATCGCCAGTATCGCCATGTTCAACACCTACAGCGGCAACTACGAGGACGCAAGCGAGGCTGTGCAGCTCAAGGGCGCCTTCTTGTCCACTGCTGAGGATATCGTGATCTCGTACCTGGGCTTCGATCCGAAGCAGCAGGAGTATACCGATGTGGTCGCCTCGGGCTCTGGTTCCCGTCGCCTGTACCTACCCTGTCGCAACATCACCGCTGTCCAAGCGCTCACCGTAGGAACGACCGCTGTGGACACTGCCCTAGTAACCGCATGCGACGACCATATCCGTTTTGTGGACCATGCCACCAAGTTTCCAATCGGTGAGGACAATATCGTGGTGAGCTTCACAGCGGGATGGGAAATCGAGCAGATGCCTTCGGTGATCGTCGTCTCGATCCTACGCATCGCCACGCTCATGCTCAGCGAGACCGGGGGGAACATCGGCCTGACAGGCAAGAGCTTTGCCGACAACAGCCGCACGTTCATCAATTACAGCAACTACCGCAAGTACCTCCAACCGCTGGACAGCTTGCGCATCCTGGGGTTCTGACATGTTTGAGAGACGGAAACGATACAGCACTGAAAGCGTATCGGTCGAGACTGACCTGGCTGAAGCACTCTCCTACCTCGAGGGTCTGGGGGCGAAGCGGCACAAGGCGATGCGACGTATCCTGGGCGGCATCGGCACGGCCGCAAGAGCCCAGGTGCGTAAGGCCTACAAGTCCCACGGGCTCTCCAAAGGAAGTGGGGCGCTGTACAAGAGCATCAGCCGCCGTGTGATCCGTAGCGGCAAGGCGGTCATCGTCGAAGCCAAGGCTTCCTCACAAGAGACCAAAGTATTCTACGGCTACGCACTGGCCAAGGGAGCGAGGATCACTGCCAAGGATGGAGGATACCTCACATTCCAGAAGGACGGAAAATGGGTGCGCGTGCACTCGGTGAAGCTTCCCGAGCGCGATTTCGTAGCCGCTCCGGTGAAGAAGTACCTGAGCTCTACCGCCTTCAAGACGAAACTCGATCAGCTGGTACAGCGGGAGGTGGCGCGCATTGAAAAGGAGAGTAAACGATGATAACTGAGATGCAGGTGCTCGAAAGGCTCAAGGCGGTGATTGCCACTGATTTGATCGGTTTGCAGGAGAGCGAAGAGGGGATTTCCATCGAGCACTTCGATGAGAATAACATTGAGATCGATTTTCCCGATGTGGACAATATGCGACGTCCCACGATGTTCTACATCCAACCCGATTATGAGAACCTCGAGCCGCTGGGCATGAACAGCGACCTGGCCACCATGCGCGCCACCATCTTTCTCCTGTGCAAGGGTGCGCCCAACGCGATTCTGGTCAAACGTGTATTCGCACTGTATGGAGCCCTGTACCTACTCGTACGAGGGGACCCCACGCTGGGAGGATTCATCGAGGACGCGCGCATCACCGACATGGACTACTACCCTGCCGACACGGCAAACGCGACGGTCACCGCCATCGAGGCGAGCATCGACTTGCAGTGGTCCAAGGAATTCTAGAAACCACAAGAGAGGAAACGCATATGGCATTTTACACAGGAATGGGATCGCGGCTGCAGGCAGGCAAGGAAAGCTCCTTCGCCCAAGCTGCCAGTCCCACAACACTGGTCGATCTGACCAGTGAAAGCATCAAGGTTGCTGTCGAGAAAGGGGATGAGGGCTCGCTGCTGGGAAGCAAGACCGCAACGAACCGGGATCTTCTGGCGGTGACGGTGGAGGGCTCGGTGAGCTTCATCCTCCGACCCGAATCGGCCGGTCTCATCCTGCACGCCGCCCTGGGGGGAGAAGACACCTGCGCCCAGGTGGGAGAAACGGATGCGTACACCCACATCATCGGCCTTTGCGATGTGAACGAGGCACTTCCCAGCCTCACCTTCACCATCGACCGCAAGGCGGCGATCAAGCGCTACGCGGGGTGCACCATCAGCGCCCTCAGCCTGGATTGCGCGGCCGGCGATTATGTGAAGGGCAGCATCGATATCAAGGGGACCACCGAGGAGAGCGGAACCATTGAAGAGGCACTGAAGAGCTTCTCCATCCCCTCCTACCGGTGCACCAATGCGACCTTCACGGTCAACGGAAGCACGTACGACATCACCAGCGCATCGCTGAAGATCGACAATGCACTGGAGAGTGCGCCAAGAACCTATGCCTCAGGTTTGTATGCAGGACAACCGCAGCATGGCAAACGCAGCGTCACCATCAACTTCGAAATCCCCTACAGCGCCGAAGTGGAAACGCTCAGAGGTGAGTATCTGACCAGCGAGGAGAACGCTTCTGTCCAGCTGACCTTCTCATCCCCTGGTGCAGGGCACAGCATTACCATCACCCTCTCGCATGTGGCGATCAGCGAGGTGGATGCGAATGTCGGGGGAACGGGCATACTCAGCTCCACCGTTGCAGGCGAGGCACTCAGTGTGGGCACCGAGGAGCCCATCACCATCGTGATCACCGACAAGATTTCGACACCCTACGGAGGATAAGAACCATGTTCATCAAGACAAGACATTATGACACGTGCATACAGAAGGTACGCATTGAAGTGGGAACACTGGTGGGCCTCAAGGCCGACGATGAGGCATACATCGTGCTCAAGGAGCTACCCACCTTGGAGATGCTCCGTCTGAAGGAAGCCTCCGAGCAGGGGGAGAACCAGACGCTCACGTTGCTGCGCGACCTGCTTCCCTCAATCCTGGTTGACCACAACTTCTACGAGGATGCGGATGCCAAAAAGAAGATGGACAACCGCGAGGTTGCCTCTCTGGTATTCGAGTCGCTGGATCTGACGGTGAAGGTCGTCAACGAATACACCCATGCCGCTTTTTTTTCCCGTGCGGACACCAGCGGAGGCAGATCGCATCCCTCTGCTGCGAGGTCTTCAACGGAAGAAGAAGCGCAGAGCTCTACGCCGAGTACGGCCACTGGCTCTTCTACATAACCGATATCTTCCTTCCCTGCTGCGATTCTGAGAGCGGGGACTTCAGGCACCTACCGTTCGCTGGTTCTCTCATGGACCAGCCGTACATGAGCATGCAGATCCTCAAGCTGATTCAGCTCAACTACCGGAGGCATGTGCATGAGCAGGCTAAGAAAATGACACAGAAACACTAATCACAGGGCGTCCATGGGGCGCCTTTTTCATTGCATAAGGGGAAAGCGAGTATGGCAGCACAAGCGAAAGTCATCATCAAAGGCCAGAACGATATCGGAGGGGCTGTCAAATCAGCCGCAGCCGACCTGGGAAGCCTCAAGGGTGCTGCAAACAAACTGGGTGGAGTGCTTAAAGGCGCCTTCGCCGCCACCGCGATCATCGCTTCAGTGAAGGCTCTGGGCAATGCAGTATCGGCAACATTCTCCGAGTTCTCCGCAGCCGAACGGTCCTACAAGCAACTCGCACTTGCTCTGGGGGACAGCACCTCGTATGAGAAGGTTACCGCCGTGGTCGAGCGGCTGAGCAGCCAGACGCTTTCGGGCAAGGGCGATATCGAATCCATGGTCGCCCAGTTGGCCGCCCTGGGCAAGAGTGCCGACGAAATTGAAAGCATCTCCGAGGCGGCAGTGTACCTGTCCAACGTGACGGGCAAGGACCTCAACGGCTCGATGATGAACCTGCTGGATTCGTACACCGGAGCTACCGGAGAGCTGAGGAAGCTTGGCATCGAGCTCGATGGCCTCACCGCCGATGAGCTCGCACACGGGGCGGCAGTCGACAAGGTGATCGACAAGCTCGGAGAGTACTCGGCGATGATGGCCGATGGGGATACCACCCAGCACCTGACGAACATGAAGAACACCTGGGGAGACATCCGCCAGCAGGTGGGCGGCATCATCGATTACAACTTCGGTCCGTGGTTGGGTAACCTCGATGTAGCCTTCAGCGGCATCAAGACCAACCTCACTGCTCTCATCAACTACGTAGGGGCGGTGATGAAGAACCTGCCCCAAGCTTTCAAGCTGACGCTCTCGACCGTGTGGGAATTGCTCAAGCGTACCTTCGAATGGGATTCGCTCAAGCTGATCATCACCACCACAGCCCAGAATATCGGCATCGTCATCAGTACCATGCTCAAGGCGGTGTTCGAAAGCATTCCCAAGCTGCTGGGCAATGCAGTACTCGGCATCATCAGCTGGGTCACCTACATCGCGCTGAACATCGAAAGTGCGATCCTGGGGGCATTCCAGAATGCGATCAACAAGGCGGGGGACAAGATCCAGGGCACCTGGGTGGGAAAGCTCTTCGGCCTGGGTGACAAGCTGGCAAACCTTGATATGGGAGCACAGGCGAGCAAGGATGAGGCAACCTTCTACAAGCAGCAAGCCGACCAGAGCTTCGAGAACCTGGGACCGCTGTTGCGTGATGCGCTCACCGATGCAATCGATACCGCCCAGACGGTCGTGCTCAATAGTGCCGACATGGTCTCTTCCCTGTACGGCGATATCGGTCTTGATTTCAAGACTGCACTCGATGAGATTGTCGCACCTGATCTTGAGGCGATCGCCCAGAAGGCTGATGCGGCGAATCAGACCAAGCTGCTTTCTCAGATCGCCTCCAGTGGCGAGGGCACGGCAGCCTCTACTGCTGAGACAGCCGATAACACGAAACAGACCGACACCCGCATGGGCTCTCAGATCGCCTCGATGCTCTCCGATGGATTGACAAGTGTGTTCACCGGCCTGTTCGGGGACGTAAGCGGAGGCCTTATGGGCATGGTGGCCACCGAGATGCTGGGAGGGGTTACCGCGATTATATCAACGTTGCAGCCGATCATCGACATCATCTTCAATACCCTCTCTCCCTTGGGCATCCTGCTCACCATCCTCCAGGGGTTCGTCTCGGTGATGGAGCCGGCGCTCACGGCGGTGTTCCAACCGCTGGTGGACGTGTTCACCTGGATCGGGACTACCTTGGCAAGTCTGTTCCTGCCGGTCTTGGATGTGCTGCACACAGCCTTCGCCTTGGTGGGAAACATCCTCATGGCGGTCCTTACCCCTGTATTGCAAAGCCTTGCCCCGGTCTTCCAGGTCATCAGCGGCATCATGATGGCTTTCTCTCCCATTCTGCTGTTGGTGGCCAAGGCGTTCACGATCCTCATGAGCCCGCTGCAGTACGTTGCCGACCTGCTCTCCTGGCTCGGAAGCTGGGTGCAGTACCTCGGGTCCGTCATCGCCACCGCGGCCTACAACCTGGTGCACCCGTTCAGGAAAAAAAGCTATGCATCCAGCCCCGGATCCTTTTCCAGCGACGCCTTCAGCGGCCTTGGTGATCGTCTGGCGAACATCGATGCGATCGCAGACCAGGGGAGCGTGGCAACCGACGCGGTCTCCACCACCACGGCAGTGGGAAACGCAGGGTATCAGGGAGCGACGCAAGTGACCATCAACATCTACCAGCAGGCACCGGTTGTCGGCAGCGACGGGATGCGCGCCTTCGCCCGGATGATCCGAGGCGAGTTCGAGCGGCTGGACTACTACGGAGTGACAACCTAGATGAGCATCATACACAGCCCCTCTCTCACCCTCACCTTCCTGGGAGGCGACCTGGAGGCGGGACACTCCTTGGTACAGACGATCGGCGAACAGCATATCGCACGCAGGTCGATCACCTTCCACCAGCAGCTGCTGTCCGGACTGAAGAGCGCCTCGAATCAGGTTGATCTGCTCTTGGATAAGGCTTGCCCTGCAATCGAGGACATCATCGCCACAGAAGGAGATGTGAAGGTCATTTTCACCGATGGCACAGAGACCTTGTTCACCGGGTATCTTTCGACCAGCTACAACTGGACGCTGACCCACAGCGGAAAGCAAGCACTGGCGATCACCATCGAGGACACAGGCACACGGCTGTTGGGAAAAGCCTTCATCGATAGCGGCCGTCACTTATTCAACTGCACGGCCAGCGAGGCGATCGGGGCGATTTGCAGCAGGGCGGGCATCACCGTATCACCCGATTGCATTTCCCTCACTTCCCCTGTCACCCGAAGCGTGGATGGAAGCATCACCTGCGGCGAGCTGCTGGACCAATTGGTGTATGAAGTGGGGCATGTGTACTGTAAGCGTACTATAAATCAATATTTCATCTAACAAGCATGGTTGCTAGACTGGGGGAAACTCTAGCAGGATGGTGAAGTCGATGAGATTATATACAAGGGAAGAGAAACTGGCGCATGTTCAACAAG